CCCAGCCAAGAAGTGGACGAGGTCACGATGCTGGCCGGGTCGTAGTAGTAGTGGATGGTGACAGCATATCCGCTGTCAGGCGTCGGCCCGACAATGAAGTAGTCGTCATCGAAATGGGCGTAGAACTTCGGAACGCCAGCGGCTGACGCCGGGTATGCCTCACGGATGAAGCTCTGGTCCTTCAGGAGGAGGAAGTTCTCGTCGGTCCCGTCATTCACCGAAATGGAGAACGTCGAGAGGTAGTCGCTCGGCTTGCTGAGGTACTGGCTGGACAGGGTGAAGTTGCCGGTCGCGTTCTTGCGAAGCTCCGGGATCATGACTTCCCGGTTGATCCGCTCCTCGGTCTGCCGCACGAAGTCCGGGATGTGCGAGACGAAGGAGGTCTCGCTGGTCTGGACGTAGTCCTGAATCGCCTGAGTAAGCTCGCTGTAGTTCATGTCACAACTCCCACCTTACCCGGAGTGATGGTCAGGTAGTCGGCCTCGTTGCCCACTGGATTCCAGCCAAACAGTCCCTCGCGTGAAGTGTCGGGGCGAGGGTCGTAGAGTGTCTGGGGGTCATGGGGGTCGATTTCATCGAGGTGGTTCTGCGGATGATCCGGGTCCACCACGTCACGACCAACACGAAGCCCGTTGGGCTGACCGTTCTCAAATTCGTAGACGAGGTCTTTCAGCGGATACCGAAAGCCCGTCCTGTCACAGAACCCGTATGCGTGCTTTCCCTTCGCGTATGGCATCAGATACCCCCACCAAACGGCCTCACGAACCACGGCGAGTTGTCCTGATCCTCCTCTGCCGCGAGGGTGTACTGCTTCTCGTACTCAGCGCTGAGAGCCTGCACCCGGTTCGCGGACTCTGGATTCTTCATCGCAACATGCAAAGCAAGGCCAGCGGTGAGCGCCGGTACGAAGCGGGGAGGAATAGACGCGCTACCAGCGATGCCTTTCTCCAATCCATCAATGCCCTTCAGTCGGTGATAGGCGAGGCTGTAGCTGGAGGAGTCTGGAACGGGCCAGAACGTCACGTTCACCTCGGTTGCCTGCCGATCAACGTAGATCAGGGTGGGGCGTCCTTGGGAGTTCTTGTTGGCCTGCTTCGCATAGGTGGAGACGGTAACGCGGCGCAGGGTGTAGTCCGACTGGTCCGTCCCGGTCCCGGTCCTGATCTGATGCTCGATCAGGTCGATGGTGTCGGTGGGCATGGTGTAGGTCGCCGTTCCCGGCGTCAGGGATAGAGTCCCACTGTCCACCGTGAAGAGGTTCAATCCCCGATTCTGCCATTCAAGCTGGAGAATGTTGAGGCTGCGCCTGATCGTTTTCAGGTCGTAGCCAGAACGAAGCTGAAGGCCAGCCCGCTCGTAGGCTTCCTCGAAAATCTCCGACAGGTCCGGGGTAACTACAGCCATTTCCTATCAGCCCTTCTTCACCGACTTCTTGCCTTGGCAGCCCCAGTCTTTACGGCGTTGGATAACCTTGGCTGTCTTCTTTTGCCCGCTGGAGCGGGCGCAGTAGTTGTCGCCGCGCTTGGTTCCGGGGTACGCAACCCGTTTCTTGGTCTTGCCATTCTCGCGGTAGGTCGTCCCGTTTCCGTACTTCTGCGCCGCTGTCTTGGGCTTTTTCGTGGCCATTACTTTTTACCCTTCCTCTTGGCCTGAGACGCCTTTATGGCGCGGCCCTGCTTGAGGGCCTCCGCCTTTGTCTTGTAGCACTTACCGCTCTTGCCCCAGCGGTAGCCACCTTTGCACTTCTCGACAGGCATCAGCCGTAGAACAGCGTCACTGACGTGATGTTGGTGATCGCCGATACCCAGATGCCGTCTCTGGCGAGAATGCCATTGCCGGGAAAGATGATGTCCCCATCCGTCGAGGCCGTAAAGTCGGCGTCGAAAATGGTGGCGCCGCCATTCCCATCCGTGATGGTCAGTCGGCCACCGCCACTCGCAGCGGATACATGAATACCTTTGAGGCGAGTTCCGCCCGAGCCGGTGTCGCCGGTTGCGGTAACGCGGACGGCCTTCACATCTGATTGGACGGTCATGGGTTACTCCTTACGCGCCAGCAGTCGCGCCAGTATCAACCCGAATCCAGTTGGAGCCATCCGAGAAGACGAGGTTGCCGGTGCCGTTGCCGGTCGTCTCCGATGCCTTCAGGGCGTCAGAGGCATACGCCATGGCGCCGGTCCAGTCCGAGGCCGTGGGTAGAGTGGCGACGGTGTACGTGCCGGTGAGGACAACGGTCGCTGCCTGAACGGAGGTATCCGACTTCACGGGGCCGGAGAACGTGGTGGTGCCCATATCTGGTTCCTTCTACACAAGGTTTAGGCATGCCGTCTGTGTAGTGTCTGGGTGGGGTGCCCAGTCTGCATGCCTGATTTCCCCAAGGGCATTATAGTTCCATAGAACAAATTTCGACAGAGAAAAAAGACCCCGCGTTTGCGGGGCCAGTTTCCACCGAGACTGGGGGATTTGCCCCGGCAGGTTCCGTAGAAAAAGGGGCGACCCGAAAGCCGCCCCTCTATCTTCACTGTCCCAGCGCTTACGCGCCCGGCGAACCGAACATGCCCAGCGGGTCCGAGACGCCGAAGCTGTAACGCTCACGTGCCTTGTAGCGGACGTTGCCGGTGTCGAAGTCACCATCCATGCCCGTGGTCATCGCAGCACGGGTGAAGTGCTTCATACCATTCGGGACATCGGTCTTGATGAACCAAGCATCCGAGTCCGTCAGGTAGTGGTTCACGCGGTAGCCCTCGGGGATGGAGCCATTCGTACGCAGGGCGTTGAGGTCGTTGTCGGCGGTCGCCGTGCGGAGTTCAGTCTCCAGCAGGCGGGTTGCGACAAACATCAGCGCCGGGGGCACGATCAGCTTGCGAGGTTGAGCCGCGATCAGGAGGCCACGCTCGTCAACGAAGGCAGCGATGTCGATCACGGCCTGTTCCAGCGAGGTCTCGTTCAGGTCGGAGTTCGTTGCGAGACGGTTCCGGTTGGAGCCGCCAGCAACGGTCGGGTGTGCCGTGTTGAACAGCGTGACACCATCACCCGAGTTGTAGGTGGTGAAGCCATTGTTCAAGAGGGCAGCAGCCTTGACCTGCTTGGTGTAAGCCATGGCGCGAGCCAGAGCCTTGGTGTACCGAGCCGACAGCGCGTCGTAGAGGTTGTCCTCGACAGCCTCCTCGGTGATGGAGAAGCCCATCGCAACCGTTTCGTGGTTGTAACGAGCGACGAAGGATTCCTGCGCGTTGTCGTAGGAGATCGACTGACCCTCCGGCTTGACGGGGGCAGCCCCGAAACCAGACAGCTTGACCTCTTCCTCGAACGAACGATCCGAGTTTTCGGAATCGTAAATCTCGGCGTGTTCGTTTTCGTACTTCTTGTACTCCAGACCAAACAGCGCGTTGAGACCCGGCAGAAGCTCCTTCAGTAGTTGGGCGCGGGATATAGCCATATCTCAACCCTCCTTAGCTAGAGCCGGTGGTGGACGAATGCTGGTGGTAGTTAAACTTACACACCAGAATCGGGTACGAAGTGCCCTTCTCATCGCCTTTGTCACCACCCCGGTAGTCGATCACGCGGATCGGAAGCTGGGGGTCGGTCGAAAGGGTCGAGATGTCGAAGGCAACGCGCGAGACCTTGAAGGTCGTGTTCGGCGCTGTCTGAACGAGAGCCGCGTTCTTCCCGAAGACCTCACGGACATCGTTGGCAGGAGCGCCGGATGCTTGAATCTCGAAAAGGGCATTGGGGTCGTCACAGACATAGGCCACTGCGTCAGACGCAGCGGTGCCAGAGGGCCACATTGTGCTGTGCGTAAGCTGACCCGAGTTCGGATCAGTGTATTCACAGCCCATGAAAATACCGACGATGTCGATCTCAGTCGTCGCATCGCCAGTACCGGCCTGCTTCTCGATGGTAACCACGTTAGTGTTGTCCACAAGTTGGACAATATCGCCCATGGCGATGTTCGTAGCATAGCCCGACGCAATCGGGTACTGCCGGAACGGCTCTAGAGAGCCTTGATCCAGCTTACCAACCGGACGCAGACCGAAGGGAGCAGCAGTGTTGCTCATGGTGCTTTCCTTCTATCTACAGGTTCATGACGAGGTTACTCCTCGCCAAATGAAGTGCGCGTGCTTCGCTCAGGCTTGAGCATCGGCATGCGCGGGTCGGATTGGCGTAGGTAGCTATTATCAACAGCCTGCATCTGACCTTCTGCCTGTTGCTGCTGGTAGTCCCTACGTTGTTGCATCACCTCAGCGGGGATTTTGCAGAGCATCAGCCCACCCACTTCGATGTTGTCAGGAAAACGAGAGTCATGGTCCGAGACTACCTGAAGATCGGGGTAGTCTTTAGCGCTGACAGGCTGCCAGCCCTCACGGAACCTCGATGAGACGTTCTTGTTGTCGGCCCTGCCGACCATAGAAGTCCGTACCCACCGGAACTCATAGCCGTCCTCGGGATCGGGGGTGGGGAGAAGCTCGGGCCGACGCCACGTTTTGGTGCGTGCCTCGGATTCGCGCGTTTCCGTCGCCCTTGAAGTCCGTTGTTGTTCAGCCATTTCCGTTTTCCTTCATGAGTTGCGCCGCATACTGTTCGTTGGTCAGGCCAAGCCGCTTGGCGAGGGCGACTTGCGTTTGCGTCAGGCGAACCTTGCGTGGCTTTTTTGACGAGGTGCGACTCGCCGGGGCAACCACGGAAGCCTTCCGAGGCTGAGTTTCGCCGTTTTCCTCAGCTTCGAACTTTTCCGGGAATCTTTTTCTCATGTTTTCATCGATTTGTCGATAGTATTCCTCGGTGTCTGGCTGGACCCCGTTGGTGACAAGGTCTTCATGAACGCCGAATGCATACGCCGTCATCATCTTGTCACTGTTGAACCACGGGTTCTTCTCGGCCCACTCCTGCGCTGCGGGAGATGGCTTCGGAACCTGCGGCTGCTGGGGCTGTTGGGGCTGTTGGGGTTGCTGCGCCTGATACTCAGCCTGCCTCTGCGCCATTGCGCGACGCTGGGCCTGCTGTTGTTTGTATGTGGAGACGCGGTACTTCTCGTTCTGAAGCGCTGTCAGCTTCTCCGACGCATCGAGTAGCTTGTCAGAGTCACCGCTTTCGTAGGCTTCCTTGTATGCCTGTTTTGCAGCGGCCAACTGGGCATCGATGCGGCTCTCAGCCTGCTGGTATAAGACACCTTCTCCCTCGGAGACCATGTTGCGGTAACGATCCGCCTCTTTCGCAGCACGCTCGGCGTAAGAGATGGCTTCGTCGCGTAGTCTCTGCGCCTCCTCCGCCCGGCGACGTTCTTCATGGAACTCGAATTTGAGCTTCTTGATCCGCTTCTGAACAGAGTCGCTATAGTTGGCGATCTCGTCGTCTTCGGGAATTTCAGGCTCAGCACCCTCAGGGCGGCGAGGGCGGCCTCGATCCTCCTCGGGAGTGTCATCGACAATTTCCAGTTCAAAGTCGGAATCATCAGAGGCTTTCGCCCCCTCACTCTCGGTTTTCTGGTCGTCTTCGACCTGATCTTTTTCCGGGTCCATCAGATAGCCCTTTCGATTGCGCGAGGATCAGCGACCACTGCCTCGACGGTGTCATCATTGATAAGACGGAACTCCTGCTCACCGATCTTGAATCGTGTGCCGGAGTAAGAGCGGAAGATGACGAAGTCACCCACCTGACACCAAGGCCCGTCCGGGAACCTCTCCTTGTCGTTATACGACAGAGGCCCCATGCTCACAACGTAGCCATAGATCGAGGCGACGTGTTCGCGGTCCTTGAGTTCGTCTGGGATGAAGATGCCGCCCTTCGTCTTGTCTTCTTTTTCAGGCATTGCGATGAGGAGTTTGTAGCCTTTTGGCTCTGGAAGCTGGAGCTTCTCCTCAAGCTCCTTGGTCTCGACTGGTTCCATAGAACTTTTCCTGCAGCGATTTGGGTTCGCCGTTACCCTGCGCGGTCTATCCGCGTGCTGTAAAAACTACAGGGAAAGTTTCAGTCATCAAGGTATTTTTGTTCGATTTCCTCATGAAGGTCGAGGACCATCCGAAGTTCACGGATGGCCCCCGTCTCCTTGGCGTACTCGTCGTAGGACTGACAGGAGCCTGTGGCGACGTTGTCCGAGAGGTCGGCAATACGCTGCCTCACCTCATTCAGAAGACTCTCCAGAATTTCCGCTTCCATCGTCCTCGTCCCTTTCTGCGAGATGCTTGGCCAGTTCGAGGCTCATCTTGGCGGCCTCTGTCGCCTGTTGTGACCGCTCCTTGCGGAGATCGGTGGCCAGCTTCGCGGCGGTGCTTGCGGCGTTGCGCTGCTCCTCCGACTCCAGACGCTCGCGCATATGCTCTGCGTTTGCGCCTCTGGAGAAGGCGTCGATCTGGACCTTGAGGAGATCGACTTCGTGTTTGTACTCGACCTCGCGCTCCTTGATGTCCAGTTCGCGCTTCTGAATCTGGGTCAGCGGATCGGCTTCCTGCTGTTTCCTCTGCTCCTCGGCAGCCTCGGCCTTGTTCTTGCCCAACAGCTTATCCGCTGCTTC